CCCGTTGTAACCTTTCCATCTGACGTAACCAAGACTTTTCCGGTTAAAACGTCTGTTGCGGCAGCGGTCACAGAAGAAACATCTTGAAAATTATCCGGGATGGGTGCAATAGTCACATCAGAAAGTCCATAATACCCGCTATCCGGCGTAATATTTTGCTGTGATTTCGTCGGTGTCGCCTGCTTGCTTTGGAGGTTATAATTTCCTCCGCCAGCAATGCCAGATACCGTTCCGGACCCATTATGGTATCCCTTCGGGATTGTATATGTATCTCCTTCTTGAACAGTTGCAGATACGGCACCACGATTCTCGATTGCCCCAATTTTTGTGGCTAGCGCGTCTAGCTGGTCTGTACTCGTTCCAATCCCCAATTCTACGGCTTTGGATCTGATTGCGTTTCTTGCAGTTTGGATTCGGCTAATCTCAGTTGCTATGCTCATTTTTATTCCACCTTTCAGATGGTTCCTAAAATAATTTCAATATTTCCCACCGTTTCCTGCACCGCTGCCGCAGTGATAGGAAGCGTATTGTCTCCGCTAAAGTCGGATACAGCATCCACAGCAAGTGTATTGCCGCCTTCCACCTTTAACCCGTGCCCAATCTTGTATGGGAATCCACCAGATCCACCTCCACTGGCTTCTGTTCCGGTGTCCTTGTATTCTCCCGCCTCAAGGTCCCACGTCCACCAGGTCCCGTTTTGGATGATGGGCTGATGAATGGCGGCCTTTTCTGCTCGCTCCGCCGCCGCTTCTGCCTTTGCCCGCTCAGCGCTTGTTTGTGCAAGTATTTGTTCTGCCACAGTTGGTGTTGATGGGACCGCATTTTCACCCAGCTTTGCCCCTGGTAAGATCATCCCGAGATGTGCCCAAATAGTCGGAAGCACAACGTCGCTCCCGATCATTCCATAAACACCACAGTATAAATCTTCTCCTTCACAACTGTTCTGGACGCATTCCCACGGGATTGAGCATTCTCCATTTTCGTTTAATGCAGCAGAAATTGATTTCTGTTCTGTCCGAAACACGGAAATGCGGTCCATTCCATCCCACGCAGAATCAAACACGAAGCGGACGATATAGGCATTTACCGACCCGCTGGTAATAGTTTCGCGGCTGCAGATTGTCAATTTATTTTTTTCTGCATTCACTACAAACATTCCGCAAGCTCCTTTACATAGCGTCCACCTTATCCAGTAGCGCATCCATTTCCTCTACGCTGTATTTGCTAGTTGCGTAGCTGGATGGTGTTTCCATCAGCGCTGCGACCTGTTCTTCAAGGGCCGAAATTCGCTCTTCCAGTGTCATTTTTGTCACCTCACATGATAATCCTTCGTCCGTAGCGG